CGTAGCGAATAAAAACATTTTTATTAAAAATGAATTCGCAGGAACTACACAATTTCATATTGGTGGCAGCGAGCGTATGCGCATCGACTCCAGCGGTCATGTGTTGATTGGTAAAACAGACACAACTTTTAATACATCAGGTATTGCTTTACGATCTGAAGATGTTATTCAAGTTACTCGTAGTGGAGATCCAGCGCTAGAAATAAATAGAACAAGCAATGATGGTATACTAACAGGATTTTTTAGAAGTGGAGTTTTATTTGGTAGTATTGGAGCTATAAACAGTAATAATTTATTTATAGGAAGTACTTCTTCAAACCATTCAGGTATTCAGTTTGGCACGGCTGTTATTACTCCGATGCTAGCAGGCTCAGAAAACAATGGAAGTGTTGACATAGGGTTTTCAAATGCCCGTTTCAAAGACCTTTACCTGTCAAACAAAGTATACGCAGCCTATATCGGAGAGGCAGGCGATACTGATACTTCTATAAACTTTGATACGGCTGATACAATTAAACTTGTTACTGGCGGTACCGAGCGTATGCGCATCGACTCAAGCGGCAGAGTTGGAGTGGGTGTTACTCCTAAGTCTTGGCTTACCACCGTAAATGTTATTGACGTAGGAACTTCAGCAGCGGCGTACTATAGCGGTGGCGTTACACACAACGCATACTTCGATAACACTAATAACAGGTGGCAATACAAAGGAGCTGCTCCCGCAACTTTCTATAATATTCAAGGCGGTACGCATATCTGGTCTTATGCCGCATCAGGCACTGCAGATAACCCAATAACCTTTAGTGAAGCCATGCGCATTCACTCTAATGGTCAAGTTGGTATTGGAGTGCAGAATCCAACCGAAGCTCTTGATGTTAACAACAGTATTGCTGTTGGATCAAATATAAAAGGAACAGGAGCAAATACTACTCTCTATAATCCTTCAGGCGATATGTTTATTCGAGGAGGTACAAGTAGTAATTTGAATTTCGGAGCTAATAATACTAATAGCTTAATGATTCTTACCAGTGATGGAAATTTAGGTATCGGCACTACTAACCCCGGCTCAAAATTGCAAATTCAAACTTCACACACCGAAACAGATGTAACTGCCGCTAATTCAAACAGCACTTTGAATGTTGCAAATTCCGGCGCAGGGAATGGAATTTACAACGCAATTAAGTTTGCTGCTAACCAACAAGACATGTACATTATGTCTTTTAATAACAATCAGCAGGCAGATAGGCGTCTTGGATTCTTCTTAGGGTCTGTTGCTGGAGATGCCGCTACTGATGAAAGATTATCTATTAGAGGTAACGGCAAGGTAGGTATCGGTACAATATCTCCGGCTACTCAATTACATGTGTCAGATTCTGCAACTAATGCTTATAGTTCAACCATAACTAAAGGTTCAAATCACTCAGGATTGACTTTAGTTCAAAATGATGGCATGACCGGAGTATTTTTTGCTACGGGCGGTTCCGGCACTGGCTCTCATTGGTCTGCGATTACAGGATCGCGATCTAATGGTAGTAACTGGGCTACTCAACTTAATTTTTACACACATCCTAGTAATACTTCCAATCTTACTGATGCAAACCAAAGAATGATAATTACTGGAGATGGCAACGTTGGTATCGGCACTACTTCTCCAAATTCTTTGCTTCAGTTAGAAACAGCCGCGACAAGTGCCGCGGGAGGTTTAACATTAACAAATACGAATGCTTCTGGCTACTCTACAGTTCAATTTAAAAACACAGGTGGAACTGCACAAACTTACACGCTTGCATTAGGAGGAAGCTCATCAGCTTTTGCCCAACAACTGTACATCTATGATGATACGGATTCAGCAGCCAGAGTAGTACTCGATCATACTGGCAACGTAGGTATCGGGGTTACAGGAAATCTTACTAATACCTTAGGAACACTTTTAAATATAAACAACGCTACTATAATTGGTAATGCTACTTCTGGCTCATATTTTGGTTACAATCTTACATATTATAGTTCAGCTTGGAAATACCAAGAAAGTAGTGGGGCAGGATTACTGAGCTTTACTAACGGCGGCGACTTAACATATAGATCTGCTGCATCTGGAACTGGAAATACTACTGCTTCTTTGTCTGAAAGATTTGTAATAAAACAGGCGGGTAACGTAGGTATCGGCACTAGTTCTCCTGCTACAAAATTTCATGTATCCGCAGGAAACACAAATGCAAATATTATAGCTCGTTTAGAGCAAGGCACAACGCCCGGAAACTATAGTGCAGTAGAGGTAGGAAGAACAGGAGGAAATGGTACTGCGGAAATGACTGCTGCAGTCAGCGGAGGTGTACCTATTGCTGGAATCCCAGGTATTATGTTGGGCTCCTCAAATAGCTCACTCCCTGCCGTAGCTATTCAAACACCTAATTCTTCAAGTGGACACATTGTATTTAATCCAAAAGGTTCGGAAAAAGTTAGAATTAGTGCAGACGGCAATGTTGGTATCGGTGAGTCGTCGCCTCAAGGTAAACTTCATCTGAAAAAAACTGATACAGGCAACTCACCTCAAAACCCTGCCGGTAATCAACTTGTTATTGAAAATGGAGATAGTTCTGGTTCTTCTGATATTCAGTTTTTATCAGCAATTAATGGTTATAGCCACATATTTTTTGGTGATGCGGCTGATGCAAATGTAGGTGTTTTGCTTTACGACCATACAAACAACAGCATGCAATTTACCACTAATACTGCAGAGCGTATGCGTATTGACTCCGCAGGTAGAGTGGTTGTACAAGATGATGTGACATATACTGCAAATGCTCCTACGACTAGAGGCTCATTAATTCTTGCAGGCGCTTCTGGCTCTACGAGCGCTGGAGGATTAGAATTTCATACCTCTTCTGGAGGAGGTGCGGGGTATGGTACTCGAATAGCTTCTTCAGACGCTAATATGTTTTTTCTTAGACGCTCTAATGCTTCTGGGTGGACCGAGTCTATGCGCATTGAGACTGACATAATAAAACTTAGTCCAAGTGGCAATGAAAGAGTTCGTATAAATAATAGCAATTCTACAAGTAATTTGTCTGTAGGATTACATGGAGTTTCAGGGATAAATGCTTCTGCAGCTGTTCATGGAGGGACTGGTGATGCAGCATTAGTGGTATCAAACACTAATCTTGCTGATTCTAGTTCAGCCTATGGATGGACAGGTCGAGGAGGTAGATACTTAACTTCAAATGGAACAAACTGGACAAATGATGGTAAAGACGCCGGATTAGTAATTGGTTCTTCAGATAGTTCAACTCAAAGAAGAAATCTCGGAATAGTTTTACACAATGAAAATCAAAGCAATAATACTTTTTCTCCCGGTTTATTTTTTGGTAATCAGTCTAACTCGGGCCAGTATAATACCGGTTATGCTTATATTATGGGTCGAAAAGTTGGTCAAGGTGTAGATACCAACTGGTCAACCGGCGAAATTCACATGGATACTGCAGGCCCTCGAACAGGAACAGCCACCAGAAATGCATACATGGACAACATTCCTGCGTTTAAAATTGATGCAAACGGTGATGTTAATATGCCATATAAAGCATACGCCTATGGTAAAATTACTAATAATCCCAGCTCTCCAACTAATAATTATGGATTTCCTCTTACCACAACAAGGTACCAAAACTGTACGCCTCAAACCACTGGTCATGGGCCAGGAATTACAATAACAAAAGCAGGGTTTTACGTTCTTTATATGTCGTTTTTGTATGATCCTGCAGGAAATTATATTTATTCAGGATGGTGTGTAAATGGAAGCCAAATACATCATTGGCATTCTAATCATGCTATATCAAGCAATCATGATGCTGTTTCTAGTATTGGCGTGTACTTAAATATTGGAGACCATGTTACTATTGAAAACAGTAGTCAGTCAATTACTACCATCTACGGAAATTCCCATTCAACTTGGTATATTTGTAAAATAGGATAAAAAAATGGAACTAAATGACGAATTAAAATTATTATTAATTAAAACAGAGCCTCATAAAGACGATGCTGCGGCTACTGGCGTCTTTAATACTATTCGTGATCTGGATGCTATTGACGAAACCGACGCCTATAAAGATAGATTAGAGACGTTTTACTCGAAACACCGTACTCTTGGAACAACAGACTCAGAGGGAAGGTGGACAGAGCCTACAGAATCAGAGTTAAGAGCAGCATTGATTGAAAATGAGTATGTAAATGAAAGAGTTCCAGAAATATGGGAACTTCAAGGCTATGAGAGCGAAGCTGCGTATAATGCTGATCAGTACTCTAGGGATCGTAAAGCCGCGTATCCTAAAATAGAAGATCAACTTGATAAAATATTTCATGAAGGAATAGATGCGTGGAAAGCAGAAATACAAGCAATAAAAGATGCAAACCCCAAGCCATAAAAAAAGGGGGCGATTAGCCCCCTTTTCGTTACTGTACTAGCTCTCCTTCGGGAGCGCCTTCTACAGGTGCTGGATTTGCAATTTCTTCTTTGAGAAGAGAAGTAAATCCTTGTCGTGCTACTTCAATCTGATCAAGTCGTGCTTGAGTAGAAGTTGCCTGCTGTTGCAGGTCTTGAAGCTGGCCGACCATGTACTTTGCACGGTCAGACAAATCTTCAATAATGTGATTTTCACCATCTAAAACGAGGGTGGGTTTTTCTTGTACATCTGTCATAATAGAATCCTATTTAAAAATATCCTGCCAGTTACCCGTAGTACTAGCTCGAGCGTACTCGGTGGCACGATTCTCAAAAAAGTTAGTGTGCTCTACTGCGTTCAACATATAGTCAAGCCACGGTAGAGGATTATCTTCACTGCCAAAAATCTTCTTCATACCAAGACCAAGAAGTCTTCGGTCAGCAATGTAACGAATATACTCTTTGATCTCTCCCGCCGTAAGATCCGGTACATCTGCACCTTCAAAACAAAGATCAATAAAAGCATCTTCTAGTTCTACAGTCCGCTCTGCGGCACAGTAGATTTCATACTTCAACTCGTCATTCCACAACTCAGGGTTCTCCGCAATGAAAGTTCGGAATAGCTGAGACATACCTTCTACATGGAGTGTTTCATCCCGAATAGACCATGTAACGATTTGCCCCATGCCTTTCATTAAGTTGTGACGAGGGAAGTTGAGCAGTATCGCAAAACTACTAAACAACTGTACGCCTTCTGTGAAGCCGCTATAAATTGCCATAGTCTTTGCGATGTTCATGGGCGTATCCATACCAAAGGTAGATAAGTGCTCATGCTTATCCATCATTGCTTTGTGATCCATGAACTTTTGGTACTCGTCATCTCCAAACCCTAGAGTTTCGAGAAGCAGTGAGTACGCTTCTTGGTGTACTGCCTCCATTGCAGCAAAAGCAGAAAGCATCATTCGTACTTCTGGCTGCTTAAATGTAGGTAGATAATGCTTTGCATATCCACAGCACACGTCTACATCTGCCTGGGTGAAGAACCGAAAAATCTGATTAATCAGCTGACGGTTTCCAGGTGTAAGTTTCTCCCGATAGTCACGCAAGTCATCTGCAAGGTTGACTTCATCCGGCAACCAGTGCATATGCTGTTGTGTTTTGTAATGTTCAAATGCCCAAGGGTAGTTGAACGGTTTGTAATATTCTCTTTCTGTAAGTAAGTTCATCTTTATCCTTCACACGCTACACAAGCGTTCTCGTCAATGGATTCAAAAATTCGTTGACGTAATGCCTCATCTGATACTTTCTCAGCTCGCTTGTACGCCTCGCTTCTCAGATAATATAGAGTTTTTACTTTCTTTTTCCATGCCATCATGTGAATAGCATGAAGCTCTTGCTTTGATACATCTGCTGGAAAGAAAACGTTCAAAGACTGACTTTGACAGATATGCTTCTGTCGATCTGCGGCCATATCAATCACCCATCTTTGATCAATCTCTACAGCAGTTTTAAACACATCTTTTGTCCAATCATCTAAAAAATCTAAATGCTGTACTGAACCTCCATTTGTAACGATACTTTTCCAAACATCAGGAGTGTCCATTCCTAAGTCTCGGAGAATATCTTCGAGATACTCGTTTTTCTGGAGAGAGGTGCCGCTTTTAGTTTTCTGTGTATATGCGTTTGCACGGTAAGGCTCGATACTAGGGCTAGTGTTACCACAGATGATACTAGAAGAAGCGTTTGGAGCAATAGCCAGTAAATGACAATTCCTAACTCCATTACCCGTTGCATCGGGCGCTTCTCCGCGTTCCAGTGCAAGAGTTTCTGTAGTAGCTGACGCAAGAGATTTAATATGCCAGAACATAGCCATATTACGTCCTTTCGCCATTGGTGATTCAAAAGGAATGTTGTGCCTTTGTAAGTAGGCGTGAAACCCCATCGCACCCAAGCCAATACTTCTCTCCCTCTCTGCACTATATCGTGCTTTCTCCAACTGATTTGGAGCATTCGCAATAAAATGAGTAAGAACATTGTCTAGCATTCGTACTAGATCTGGAATAAACTCTACACAGTTACTCCACTCGTCAAACTCTTCCAAGTTTACACTAGAAAGACAACATACTGCAGTACGATCTTCGTTTGTAGGCAGTGTAATCTCACTGCACAAATTTGACTGATGCACTGCTAGTCCTAAGTCTTTTTGATAGTCTGGCAGTGCGTTTTGCACTGTATCTCCAAACATAATGTAAGGCTCTCCAGTTTCAACACGATTCTGAATAAGTTTTACCCAGAGTGTTTTTGCTGAAACTGTTTTTACTACTTCATTTCTGTGTGGGTCTACTAAATCCCAACTGTCATCGAACCCTTCTTCTCTTGTGGCTCCTTCAATCAGCTCCATAAAAGAATCCGGTACAACCACACCGTGGTGCAGATTAGTAGACTTGCGATTAATATCACCTCCAGTCGGCTTTCTAACATCCAAAAACTCTTCTATTTCTGGATGATTCATCGGTAAATATGCTGCATAACTTCCTCGACGAGTTACTCCCTGAGAGAAAGCAAGCATTTCTGCATCTACTACTTTTACAAAAGGAATCACGCCAGTAGACTCAGAACCATTACTAGTTTTAGAGCCTACAGAACGTACATCACCCCAGTAACCGCCAACGCCACCACCCACGGAAGAAAGAAATGCATTTTCCGTGTAGTGACTAGTAATACCAAGTCGACTATCATCCACGTAATTAAGAAAACAAGAAATAGGTAAGCCACGTTTAGTTCCGCCATTAGAAAGTATAGGAGTGCTAAACATAAACCAAAGCTTGCTAGCGTAGTCATAAAGTCTTTGTGCATGTGCTTCATCATCCGCAAATGCCTTTGCAGCTCGTGCAAAAGCATGTTGAGGGGAGGTTTCTCCCTCTACCAAGTATCTGTCCTGTAAAGTTTTAATACTAAATTCAGAAAGGTACTTGTCTCTATTTAAATCAATTTTAATTTCCATATAACTTCAACCCAATATCTTCAATATTGTCCTGACCTATCGCATCATCGCAGAAGGTCATTAAATCCATAAGCTCATAGTTTACAAGCAACTGTTCTGCGTTCTCATTTAGAGATTGAATATACTTATACCTGCTCTCTATAGGGCAGACATTGTATATATCAAAAGCAGTCCCATACTGTTCAATAAGCTGCACAGCACGTTTTGGACCGATACCGGGAATACCAGGAACATTATCGCCTTTATCGCCAGTAAGACATTTCAATGATATGTATTCTTCTGGTTTAACTTCGTAATGCTCTTTCCAGTTATCCAACCGCACTTCTTTTCTTGTTACATAGGAGAAGCGGCCTACGTTTTCTTGTATTAGCAGATCCCAGTCTCGGTCACTAGAGATAAGCCAGATATATTCTAAATCGTACTTATTCTTGTGCTTTACAAGATGCGCTGCAATGTCATCTGCCTCTACACCTTTGTACCGAAGTACTGGATAGTCTTCTGCTAATAATTCTAAAGAGGCTTCAAATTCCTCGAAGAACTCTTCAAATGCAATTCTTTCTTCTTCTGTTTGTTCTGCGAATTTTTCTTTTCGATTCTGCTTATAATCTGGTGAGATTCCCTTACGATACGTAGATGATCCCCAGTCCGCACAAATAATAATTCGGGTACAATCATATGATTTTGCTAAACTCTTTACCGTACTTTCGTAGTCATACCGAAAGTCTGTACGGCCCTGATGCTTCCAACGAAATGCAAGATTGAGAGCATCTACTACTAATGTAGCGTTAGCATCCTCATTTACTAATTTATCAGTAAAATTAAACGCCATTTAAAAATTCTACCTCTTCTTCTTTTAGCCAAACATCTGCAAGTAAAATGTAACAATGTAAAAACTGAATGTACATCCATTCCGCTGTTACTTTAGGCTGTAGGTTTGTTACTACAAATACTGGTGACCGATTATATTTGAAAAACAAAAGAGGCTCCTGGTTACCGCCTGCTGCTTGTTGTAGTAATTTTACCCACCACTTAATTAAATTGTTAGTTTTCTTTGCTGTAAATATCTTATCCGATAAAGGAGAGTTTTCATAGTTCTTTACTTCAATACAAAAACGATTTTTTGCATGAGGAACATACAGATCTCCTTTTAAGTATTCAAGAGCGCCGGATGAAGGCACTCTCTCAAACTGAAGATCGGTTGCTTCTCGAAGCATATCACGAACTAAGTACTCGCCTCTGGCTCCCTTAGCTCTACTATCAACCATCTTCTCCACCCATCAAAATGTCTCCGAGTTGATCTAACTTCTCTTGGTATGATGCAGCTTTTTCGAGTTCTTCTTCAATTGCTGCCATAATATCGGGGTGCTCTCCGATACCTACTGGATTCGTTAAATATACTCTAACATTTGCTTGATGGTATTTCACCTTACCAGCTAGGTAAGTCATCATGTTGTCAACTAACATCTTCTTCATCTTTACCTCCTAAAATCATGCACTTTGCCTTTGACTTCCATATATTTGGAAATAGACCATGTACTAATAAAACAAAAGCAATGCTCCATGCTCTTTTCAGATGAGAGAAGTATGTATAGCCTTCCTCTTCTAAATGATTCATTAGTGCTCCAATTTACTAATATTTCCTGACTTGACTACTTCTACTTTGTCAAGTAAAGGGTGTGTCCATCCATGACTCACAATATAAGTATTCAGGTTTTCTTCCAACAATACTTCTACTAGCTTTTCTCTTCCAACTTCGTCTAATACATTGATAACTTCATCTAAGAAAAGAATATTGATTCTCGACTTCGATATACTACTCATCAACTTGCGTATAGCAATCAGAGTAGCTGTGTTCACTCTTGCCAGTTCTCCACTCGAGAGAGCAAGAATATCCACGATATTACCATTGTCAGTAATTTGTACATTGAGTTTATCATTCGATACTACAAACTCCAATGTAAAACGTCCATCGGATAATTCTGCTAGATAATAATTTGTGAGTTCTTCCAACTCTTTTACAAGATTCTCTATCTTGTACGCAAGTAATCCATTTGTGCTAAAGGCTTTCTTCAATACTTCCAGATTGCTTGCAATTTCTTTTTCTGCTTCCAATACTTCTGTAGCTTCTTCCAAATCGGTTTGAAACTTCTCTGTCTGCTCCAGAATTACTTGAATACGAGTATTTCTTTTTGTTATGCTTTCGTTCTCACGGGAGATTCGGAGTAACTCATCCTTAGCACGCGATATTCTGTCCGAAATGTTTTCAGCGCGAGCCTTAAGCTCAACAGGATCCAGCGGCAGTGCCGGTAAGCTATTATCAATGCTTCTAAACAAATCTTCCCAATCTTTTTGAGTTTTTCGAGCAGCTGAAAACTCTGCATTGTTTCGTTTAATTTCTTCAATTCTTCGTTTAATGTCATCTTCTCTTTCCTTTGCAGACATAATTTTGGTAGTCTCCAGAGAGATGAGAGACTCCACAAAATCAGAATCTACTTCTTGTTCACAAGTGGGACAGTGATCCCCTAATTTACTCAACTTATCCAAAAGTCTTTTGGACCCCGCTGCGACCCCGCTCAGGGTTCCTAACTCACTTTGCAACTCATCATAAGATTCAATCGCTTTAATACTACAATTCTGTGCCTCTGTAATATCTATCTTAGCTAGCATGTCTTTATAATTATTATTTCTTAGAATTTTTTTATTTTTCTCAGAAATATTTGCAATTTCATTCGTAAGAGTAGCGAGTTCCTTCTCTTCTTCTTCCGTCTCAATTGAAATTTCAGACAGTGGCAGTATGGTTGTATCCTTCAATTTGTTATCTGTCAACCATTTTTCAATCGTTGCTATGGTGGATTCGGTTGAGCTTAAATTAATGTTTCTCTTTCTCGCTTCTTCTTTGAACAACTCAAAATATTGCACATAGTGCTCCAAATGGAGAAGGTCAATAAGAAACTTTTTACGGTTCGTATCTGTTGCAGTAAGAAACTGTAAACTGCTATTTGTGTTTTGATATACCAACTGTGAGAAGGTTTTAAAGTCGATTCCAATAATATCTTGGAGAGTCTTGTATGTATTGGTCGCTGTATGAGAACTAATATCTTCTCCATCTTCAAGTAAACGAAGCTTAATACTAGACTTCCGATCAATAATGACGTCATAGCTCTTCTCATCTTTTGTAAATGCAAGAGAGATGTGATACCCTTGATTTACATACCTATTTGGTATATCTGCTTTTTTAATTCCTTTTGAGTTCTTGTTAAATAAGGCTTCTTCGATAATTAATGGGATGGAGGACTTCCCCATCCCATTAGTACCTACTAGCTGAGTTACTGTATTATCACTCAGATCTAATACATTATCTGCCCCATAACTGAAACAATTACTCCATGTCAACTTTTGCAGCGTAATCATTAAATATACCTACTATTTCTGGTACTCTAGTGTCGGGTATTTCAAGAATATAAGTTAGATATTCTACTAACTCTTCTTGGATACTCATTTCTTTGTCTATAACAAGCGTAGCTTCTGTACTTCGTTTTACTACTTTCTTGTCGAGAAGCTCACTATTCTTTACGTTAGCAAGCTCTTGCATGTCGCCTTCAATCTCATAAATCGTATGGTGATAGTCTGTAGGTATCATCTCGCTAGGATCTGATACTGTTTTTCTAATCAGTTGAGGAAGCTCGAAAGGCTCCCACATCCACTCCCAATTATGAGGATTGATAAGAATATACCCAGTACTTACTTCGTTTCTATGAAAGGAAGTTGTCATAGGACTTCCTGGGTATACAATATTCCTTTGAGTATTACTATGTGCGTGTAGGTCGCCTGCAAAAACGACTGGAAAGTCCTCGAATCTGTCTAAGTCCACCTCTGGCTTGACGTGTGGAGGAATCTCACCACGAACATGAGTAAATAAAGGTTTCTTACTATCAAATAGTTCAATAGCATTCTTACGATGAAGATCCGCATAAGGCAATACGCCAAAGCCGAAGTCATTATCGTAGTATGACATATCAACTATTTTTACTAAAGGGTTTATATCTTTTGTAACTTGTTTTAGCTGAGTAAAGAAAGTTTTGTTTTTCTTTGTTGCTTCATGATTACCATCATATATCAGAGTCGGAATCTTTACATCTCGTATAAAAGAAAAGTAAAGTTCCAACTCTTCCATATTCGGCAGACGGTCAAAAAGGTCCCCACCTATAATATGCATATTGCATTGCTTTTCAAGACTATAAATTTGCTCGAAAAATTTATTGTAGCGGTTAAGTGCCCACTCTCGAGGCACATTCTTTTGACCTAGCTTTATATGCCAGTCTGCCGTGAATAAGATCATGATACGTTGAACTCATCTTCCAAAGTTTCGTCGATATCACCTGCTGCATCTTCGCGAATCTCGTCGAGAAGCGCCTTTTGTGCATCAGGAGTGGGACGAGGCATAACGTCGTCCATAGACTTCAAGTCTGCAATTGCTTCCATCTCTGACTCAGATAGGGTGCGCTGCTTGCACTTGAGTACTTGCAACTGATACTCTACATTGTAAGGCAGAGGGCCAGTCTTTACTCGCTTGAATTTTACATCCCAGCCGCTTTCTGGATCAGTTGGATCGCCCAGGTCTTCTGCTGCTGTAAGGATGGCTTCAAACAACTTCTTCTTGAGATTGATGATTTTTACTTCACCATTGTCAAGACACTGCATAGCGTAGCTCCAGCCACACTTGAGATCGGGGTAGTACTCACGAATCCAATCTTTTTCTTTGTTGTTGAAACGCTCTTCATTACGGTCAAATGACAGACACTCGAAAGGAATCTGCTTGCCGTTCTTACCTTCTAGCCAGTATACGTAGCGAGCAAGAACGTCTCCAACGAGTCGTACTTCGTTATCGCCATCTCGGTAAGAGTATGAAGTGATTGATGATTTTTTAGCGCCGCCAGCGGCTTTGTTAAATGATAATGCCATTAGTGTATATCCTCTTTATTGACTTCTTCATATAGAAAAACAATTTTACCGTCCTCTATATCAAGTAGGCTGTTTTCTTCAAATGTCTCTAAATCCACAGCACAAAGCTCTAGATCTAGTCTGGTTTCCCCAGTTGCTAAATAGTCAGCGTACCGACGTAAGGAAGCTAATGCGAGATACTGGGAGACCTCGTAGTAGCTATGCTTATACTCATTATGCAATAAAATATCGGGGTGAATCAAGAATGATTCTCCTCGAAAACTTTTATTAGCAAATTTGTACAATTTATCATACTTATTATTAGGTATGTAATTGGTAACGAGCATACGAAAAATCAGAAAGATCGTAAAAGCACTGCCTTCCGATGTTTCAAAGATCTTTTTCCAATCGTAGAACAACATATTATACACCCATTTACAAAAAATGTCAAGAACTATTTTTTACAAGCCCTAAGTGGTTCTCTAAGTTTGATAGCTTATTTCTTTCTTTTTCTATGTATAAAGTGTAAGCGTTTTTTAGTCCCTGTATCCAAGACTCTAAGGATTGATTAACTATACTTAATGGTCCTGATTTTTGTATTACGCCATTACCCTGACACTGAATACTAAGGCAGCTCCAGTCTATGTAGTTAATAGGGATTAGATCGGATTCTTCTAAAATATTAATATGTTTGCCCTGTAGTTCATAGTCTACAAAAACAAAATAAAGTAAGTTTCCTGCCATTAAATAATCATAGGCTTTCTTTGCGGATACCATGTTAGGAGAAAAATTATTTTTATGTACATTATTTGATTTAACATCTACGGCCTCTTCAGAAGACAGCATAAAATCTCCAATGTTTTTTCTACTTGTTGTAGATGATCCGTATTTTTTTGCTATCATCTCTTCTATTTTTTCGTAAGCGTCCATCTTTGCCTCATAACTGTTTGATAGAATAACTTTGCTTCATGTAATAGCCCATACGGTTCGATGCCTGTCTTTGGGCTGTCTTTCCTTTAAGATGTATGTCAATTACAACTGGATCTCGCTTCCCTTCTTGCTTACGAATAACTCGCCCGATAAGCTGCGTAAGTAAAGGTTCGTTATTGATAGGGGTAGCAAGAATAAGACAGCTAAGATTATTAACTGAGATACCCTCGCTGAAGATTGCTTGAGTTCCATAAAGAATGTCCTTCTTTCCTTCTAGTATTTCAGACACGAGTTTTTCCCTGTCCTCATGTGCGACCTCGCCTGTAACACATACAGATTTCTCACCAGTCAGTTCGGCGCAGCTTTTCAAGAAATGAACTCGATCTGACACCACAAGTACTTTGTGGCCTCGTGCCGCGTATGCTGATGCTATCATGGCTACCGAGTGACGATATTCATCATTGTTTGCGATTGCATTGACTCGCTTTGCCCAGGGTATGTTTGCGCCGTCGGGAAAACGCACCTCTGAACGATAGATGTGTATACTCGGTGTGAGAAAGTTCTCCTTGGGCGGCTTAAAGATGTTCGGACTGAAGTAGTCTCGAAAGACAACGTGTTTTCCATCTTTGCGCTCAATTGTACCAGAGAGTCCAATCTTGTATCGAGCGTGGCTGGTATCTATAATTTTAGAAAACGTCGGAGAGGAGACGTGATGCATCTCATCAAGAATGATTGTTCCGAACTCTTTTCTAATTTTTTCAAGGTTTCTGTAGAGTGTTTGGGTATTGCCAACCACAATGCAAGAATCGGTATCGAAACGACCACTACCAATAATTCCAGGTTTAATTCCATAAACTTTTTCAACCTCTTTTGCCCACTGATTTCGTAGGGGCACTGTATGTGTTACGACCAATGTTTTTTGTCCAAGTTTTCCTGCAATTGCAAGCCCTGTAAAGGTTTTACCCCAGCTTACCCAAGCATTGATAATA